CCATGTTAACAAAACTACAAACAAGACTCGGGCAGACTAACAAACAGACAGAGCCGGCCTTCACCAATCTACCCACTAGAATAGGTGATTGATAGTTAGAGAATGCCATCCACCGGATATAGATGGAATAAGTTATATCCAGTGTATGCCATTCACCTAATATGAGATGGATTTCTAATAAGGAGAAATAATTTAAATACCTTGTTGGGATATTAAGGGTATGTGGTAAAATATGTCTAAGCAGCGGATGCTGTGAGATGGACTAGCGAAGTGAATAACAATCAGAAGATATGAAAGCTAGATTGACGTATCAGAATCAGGTAGGGAAGATGGTAATAAGGAGTGGGGAGTTGGAGGATATGGTGAGATTTTGTCTCATCCATAACTGGATGCTTCCAGAGGATTTTGAGGATAGGACGGTCAGTCAGATTACTTGGCGCGACCAGCATATTGGATGGATGGTGACGGAAGCCAAGCCTCCAATGCCGTATAAGTTTGCAGAAGGTGAGGCGTTGACTACGCTAATGGTGGGAGATAAGGCTTACTGGCTAGCTGGGGATGAGTTGATGGTTAGTTCAGTCTACGCCGAAGGCGGGATTTCCGCATTTGGTCAGCCAGCTGAACTCGCAGACGAGATGCATGAGTGGATTGTTGCGACTATCCACGCGGAGATGGATTTTAAACTGGCGATGGCATGAAATATCCAGAAAGAAAAGATCTACACAGACGTGTGTTGTATCGTATCGTCCCACGTGAAATGCGACCTTCTGTGTATAAGGATATCCCACACAAGCGTGGAACTTTGGCACAAGCTTTGAGTGAAGCCAAAGGCACGGGCATGAAGTTGGTGTATGAGAATGATATTTACTTCCACCTTAATCCGGATACGCCATGAGCCAACTAATCTACTCCGGTCCTAATATGGACAAGCTAGCGGATGATGTCCACGCGCTGGCGGATCTATTAGATCTACTGGATATTCCATTCGGAATGACAGTACAGCTAAAAGGATTCTACGCCGAAGGCGCCAAAATATCCCACGCGCATTTCACCATACTAACAGAGCTACATGTTCAACCAAATTTGGTTAATATCGTGTGGCTTAGGGATAAGCAGTTCAGACATATCAAGATCATCCAATGAAAGCGAACTTACTACGTCGCAGGCGCGCTCACAGTCATCTCAGCATCCCTGCTCGACAGAATCCCACAATCGTCCCACTCGAAACTGGGGCTTATAAGTTGGAAGCCATTGCCGCGCTACTAAAACGGATTCGTGTGAATCGTCAGGATGCGGGGAAGGTGGACAACTGCCTGGCCTTACTCGAACGGGAAGTTGCTGGACTTAGCTTGGCGATCCCATCTCCACGCAAGCCCATTCCCACCATTGAACGGCCTGCACCAGACTTAGCATCCATCCCAGTCTGCGAAGAGCTAAAGGAATCCACGGCTTCTAATATCCACCTAGCCGTATCCACTAGTCACAAATGGGTGAGGTTCATAACGGAAGATACCGATCTAGTCCGAGCCACTGTCTACCTCCACCCGCTCTATCCATTCTCCCGTTTCCGTATTCTAGCTACTGACGGAATCCGTGCCATAATCGCACCATATGATTCTCCTACCTCCCCGCCTACTATTGTCCATTGCACGAATCTCACTGAGGAAAAGCAAGAACGTGACATCAACGCAGAAGCCAAGGTAGCTCGCACAATCTCACGCACTCGCCGCACTCCAGCATACACCTACAACATCGAGGACCTGCTCTAGGTGGGAGTGTCAATCTGCGCTCCCTAGGGTCAGTGCGACATTTGTCTCATTGACCCATCCTCACATCTACGCCGAAGGCGCCATAGAATCAAGCCTAACCAACTCTCACTCTATCCTGCGCCGCAGGCGACGCTCCCAAAACTCCATTAAACCCTTCCACTTTCCATGTCAACAAAATTCACTACAGTATTCGATAAGGATTCTGCCACACCGCATATCCATTGCTTGGTGTATTATAATCTCTCCACCTGTGACCATAAAGGACGGAGGGTTCGCCGCGCTTCAAGAGTGCTAGAAAAGCGCACCACCGTCATCGACCCAGACTGGCTTGAACATGTCAAGCAGCAAATCATCCTAGGCTTCTCTGCCGCACTGAAACCCGAAGTTAAAATCACTCACATTGTATTGAAATGAAACACCTCTTCATCAGTTTCTACATTCACGATCTCCAACCTACAGCAGGAATCAATCGTTACATTCCCTGCTCACTCGTAGTCGAGCTCGACGCATTCGACCAAATCACTCACGGATGTCTCCTCGGCATCAAGCAACAGATTGCTGCACGAAAGAACGTGTATGAAGATTGTATCATCCTCATGAACTTCATCGAACTATAATGAGTGCATCATACTGGACCACTGCTGAAGGTCTCCGAATCCTGGTCACAGACATGTCTGACAAGCATCTCGACAACGCAATTAAATACTGTGTCCGTGAGCAGATGTATCCAACAGCAGACATGATGCGTCAAGAACGCAAGCGTCGTCAGCTCCAAGCTTTCTCCGACAAACAACGTCCTTGTCCATATTGCTCAACCACCATGACCCTCAATCTCTACCACCCAGATCCAGAAGATCATGTAGGTTGGGCAGGTCGTGACTTCTACCATATGGACTGCCCTCGTTGCCATTCCCGCGGCCCACGCATTGAAACTTCCACCATCTTTCCATCATGACCTCCTACCTCTGCCTGGCCATCGCCATCGCACCAATCATTGCTAGTATCCTCCATACAATCTTCAACTAACATGAAATTCTTCTCATCCTCAAAACCTGCACGTCTCTCCCAATCTGAGCTTACTGATAGCCATATCTGTTATCTCAAACGTAAGCTCGAACACCATCAAGCAGAGTTGGATGTCATTTCCGTCGAGCAACGTGCACTCTCAGCCTTCGTCAACAACCACGCTCCTTGCGCACTCCGCTACTGTGAACTGGTCAAAGAACACTTCATCGTCTCCGAGAAGATAGCAGCGTTCAAATCCCAGCTCGACTCACTCCTCAACCAACCCACCTCAGACAAATGAAACTCTCCACCGTAATCTGGCTCACAATCATCGCCATCTACACCTACATCGAACTCTTTCTAGTCTTCTCATGAGCCCTCAATCCAAACTCAACCTCATCGACCTCGCCCTCTACCTCCTTCACAACGAAGTATCCACCGACGAAGTTTCATGTATCAAGTTCGACTCCAATCCTTCCATCGGACTACTACATTTTGACATGAAGAATTATTGGTGTGGAACCTCCTGCTGCGCTATCGGAGCTGACATGATCCGTCGCGGCCGTCCTCATCCCGACGCACCCGCCGATTTCATCATGATGACCTACGGCATACGCGAATTCGGCTCCTGTTACCAAAACCTCTTCGGCCCAATCCACCTCCACTCCGTCCACGCCTTCGCCAAACGTGTACTAATGCATCTCTGGCAAGAACTACGCATCGGACTATATCCCCAAGGAGCGATCGAACGCCAATTCCACTCCAAAATCGGCGACTGCGACACTCCCAAACTAATCTCCCTCCTCACCCACGAACAATCCATTCTCCAGTCATCAATCTCAGGCGTTGCTGACTCCACCGAAATTGCCTGAACTAACACCGGCAGGGAGTTTCTAAGTGAACGAAAAATCGGACAAACATGTTTCGGTTTGCACAGCTGCTACTCGTCCACTCCCTGCCGGTCATCCACTTTCCTACCATGCACCCACTCCAACTCTCCTTCAAAGTCTCCCTCCTCAACAACATCCTCTACCTAACCGCCTACGGTGAACGGGTCAATGCTCCCTCCAACGAATCCATGACCCTCATGTTCACCGGCCTCACCATCCCTCACAAGGAACTCAAACTCCACCAAAATACTGGGAAGTCCAACGTTCGCTGCTCCATCACCATCCCTCTCTCCCAAGTCTCCCCCTCCCTCGCTTTCACCCTCACCGCCCCTGACGAACTGCCCATCGTTCGCTACGTGCCTGATATTGTATTCACTCCACGGGCAGCCAAATTGGATGAGACTAAAATCCCTGACCCAAACCCTTTCGATTCCATGCGTGGAATGCACAGCGATACCAACAAAGATATCATGAAGCACTTCCGCGAAGCTATGCGTAAAGCTGCTGCACGCGGGTTCTACAAAGACCTCGACGGAACCGATTTCGACTTCGACGACATTCCCTTCTAATCTCTATGAAAGTCCGTTATTCTACCACAAACGCATTCCTGATTGTCCAAATCACAAACTATTCACCTCAGCCAGCCATGCTATTCACCAGCTGGCGGAATGGTAACAAACGGGAAATACTCTTCCACTCCATAATCCATCCTGAATCCACTGGCAAAATTTCCTACGAGAAACGTTTACTTGGTGTCACCCACCAATTCCATCTCGTCCAATTCGGACGCACTCGCAGTCGCCATATCCCATCTCGCTACCTCAACCTTGGATCTGAACATGATTAAAACACTCCGTATCCGTCATGATGGCACAGCTCAACGGATTTATAACAAATCAAAAGCTGACCTCACTCGTTCGATCAACTCCTGCATTAGCACAGGTGGTGTAATCATCCAATTCGATACTGAAACTATTGAACTCGATGCGCTACTACGTGCAGCTAGCCTCATCAACGAACTCATCCAACAACATCAAGACTTATGAGCCATCAATACCCATCCTCAATCGAACGGCTAACCAAATTCATTCTACCATGAACCCACTACCTCCAATCCACACTGAAATCATCGACGAGCTTGGTGATACCCGCACTCCATTGCCAATGAACATCATCGACGCCATCGCCACATGGAAACTTGGTAATGGTTGCATCTTCTCCGTTTGCCCACGTACCAACGATATCTACATCCTCCAACGAGTTGGAAGTGTAAGCTACGAACGCTATGGTTGGATCTCCATCTCCGAACCATCTGCACCTCCGAGTTTTGTATGGCCTTGCCCATGTAAATCCTACCAAACTGCGGCCAACGCAGGCTACGATATCCGTATCGCTCCTTCCCTCTCCACCATCCTCAACTACTTCGACCAATGAACTCCAAACTAATCTTCGAAAACTCTGAGCCACTTGACTCCCGTGCTTTCACCCTCATGGGACTCTCCGTCAAATCCTCCTCCTCCGCCATTGGCCAGTTCGGAACCGGACTCAAATACGCCATCGCCGTAATCCTCCGCAACAATCTATCCATCCGCATCCATTCCAACGGAGTCTGCCATACCTTCACCCTCGAACAATCCAAATTCCGTGCGAAGGATTTCACCATGATCCTATGGCACGACTCCCTCTCCAACCAAACCATCCCTCTCCCATTCACTCTCGACTACGGACTCAACTGGGACTTGTGGATGGCCTATCGTGAACTCTCCTCCAACTGCAAGGACGAATCTGGCGTCGAGCGTATCGTCCCACTCAGCTTCACACCTTCCTCCATCGGAACCTGTATCGAAGTCATCGGCGAACCGTTCCTCGATCTCCATCGCACCAAGCACGAATACTTCATCTCCACTCCACCCATCGCCACCACCCCGCTCTGCGATATCCACGAACGCACCGGCGACGGACTCTTCTACAAAGGCGTCCGGGTAGGTAAGGACACCACCACCTCCTTCTCCTACAACGTCCACTCTTCCGTACAACTCACCGAAGACCGGACCATCCTCGAGCCGAGTTCCTACGAAGCGGAGATTGTACGTGCAGTCGTCCAGCTCAAGAACCGTAGCCTCCTCTCCCGAATCCTCTCCCATCGGCAGGACAAAGGAACCTACGAAGGCGACTTCAACTACGCTTTCGTCTTCGCATCCTGCCCTGTCTCCGAAGAGTTCCTCGACTGTGCAATGGAACGCATTCGTGCCGAACCCACCGGACTTCCATACGGGCTGAAGCAACTACTCAAAGACCGTGGGCATCTCGTTGAATCTCACAAGGACTACACTCCCTCAGCTATCGAACTAAAAAAGCTCGAAGTCATCCGAACCATGTTCGCCAAGGTCGATATCGAAATCCCTCACATCACCTTCGTCCACACTACCAAAGAAGCCCTCCACGGTTACTTCGACCCCAAAACTCCCGACACTATCTACATCACCAACTTCGGCATCGCTCAAGGCATGCACGAACTTGCCCAAACCATCTACGAGGAAACCAATCACCGTAACGGCAACTACCAAGACTGCACTCGTTCATACCAGAACTTCCTCCAGCGCACCATCATCAACCTCATCGCAGAAAAGACTGAAACTCTACTTTGAACTACCATGATCACCATCGAACGCTACCACACCTCCATCGTCACCGACCTTGGTTTCGAAGTTGTCCGCTCCACCGTAGCCGACAACACTACCACCCTAACCGTCCTCTCACCGGCAGTTGACAACGACGGCGTGCACTCACCTGCCAGCTCTGTCACCATTGGCTCCATCCGTTCAACAGCACGCATGCTTGACCACTGCCGATCCGTCCTTGACGAACTCAAACGTCGCAACACTGCACCCGATGGAGTCTGTCGTATCCTCCACAGAGGCGACACCATCTACAACTACAACGGCAAGTGCATTTGCTGTGGAGAAACCTTCAAACCCTAACCCACCATGTCCTGGAAAACATTCCCAACCGATATCCCACTCGTCGAACAACAAGTTCGCTGGCGTATCCCTCTATCCTCCGACCCCAAAACCTTCACCACCTTCATCGCATGGATGCGTAAGCGCGGCGCTGGATACTCCGACGTAATCTCACCCACCTTCGATCACTGGGACGGCTATCGAGTCCTCGTTCCCACCTGCGAATGGCAACCATGCGATCAAATCCCCAACCTCAAAACATATGAATACACCGACATCCAAATCGAAGGTATTACCCTTGATCCCTGCCCATTCTGCCAGCAAATCCCCACCTGGGATTTCTATTCCGACTACATCCTCGCCGCACCATTCTCCTCCGTTCGTTGGTCTCTCCGTTGCTGTGCATGGTCCCGCTCTCCGCAAGGGCCACCACGAGAGATCGCTGGTCGTCGCCATGAACTACTTCATCCAACTCCAATACCATCATGACTCCTAACAAACCTACTCTCTGTCCAACTTGCTTCGGTATCAAAGGCATCTGGCGTAGTGACATGGGTAAGCATCATTGCACATGCCCTGCCGACCCCGACATCTATGATGCTTGGGACAATGCTCTGGCTGAAGTTGAAGGCTGGCGCCTCTGGTGTCTGGACGACGACGTCAGCGTGGAAGTTGAAGCGCTCCGGGGAGGGCCTTTCGCCTCCAACAGTCACGCCGTTGCGTGGGTCCGAGCGAAGTCCGATGTCGGATCTGAATACCACACCACAGCCCTACGCTTGGCCGGTCTCCTCCCCGCGCCCGACGCTGTCCTACCGAAGAACTGCCAAGGCGAGGAGTGTCCCTATTGCTCAGGCGAAGGGTGCATGACCCATGGTAACAAGCCCTGTGAGTGCGATGTTGTGGACCGCCATGAAGCGGCAGAGCTTGTCGCCACTCCACCCGCCGAAGTCGAGTCACTTCAATCCGAACTCGACTCCCTCCGCCAATGGAAATCCGAAATGCTCCAAGTCCTCAACTCCCTCAACCTCCAAGCCATTGGCAAAGAACTCAACCTCACCCTCGGTTCCAACATTCCATCCTCTATCCTACCCAACATCATCTCCCAAAAGCAATTGATTGCTGACCAACACCGCGCACTCGCTGCCGTCTGGGATTGTTGGACCAACGGTGGTTCCCTTACCCTCGCAACCGAACTAGTCCGATGCCAACTCAACCAACTAAAATCAAAGACCTCCACGCATTGAAGAATGCTGTGGACTTACGCAAGTCCCTCCGCTGTGCAAACTACCGTCCCTTCCCATGGCAAGGACAGAACTTCCGTCCAGTCCCTGCCTCATGGATCTACAACATGAACGCATCCGTTGTTCACAATCTAATCATCAACGGACTCTTCATCTACACTCCTCGCTCTAAATGAACATTCAACTTACCGGCGGCACACCATTAGCACGTGTCAGCCTGATCAAACTCATCAACCGCATGATCGAAACGAAGCACGTCTTCATTGCCGATCACTTCGTTCCTACCCAAATCTTCGCCGTCATCGTCGACGGGCCTGTCGGCACTACACTCGAACTCCAACAACTCCCAGGCGCTGACAAATGTCAAGGCATCCATAATTCCGTCAATCAACCCCGTTTCTTCACTCGCTTCCCCGAACGAGAACACCCATGGTGGGGCTGGTGCAAATGCTGCGGCGCTAAGTGGCAACTCAAATCTCCATCCGACCTTACCTAATGACACTACAAGAAGCCATCACTCACTACGAACGTTGCATTGGTCTCACCGAAGGCACCATCAACGAATCCAATCTCCCCTACCACGAAGACTGCTGTCACGCAGTCAACGCCTTACAATCCGTCGCTGCCATGGTCGAACGTCAAGACGGCGTATTACGCTCACGCCAAGTCATCGCCTCTGTCATCCACTCCACCCTCGAACTCCACAAACTCCGCAACCTACTATGAAATCCATTACCCTAACCCCAATGCAGGAAACCGCGTGCGCGAAAGCCATCGCCTCACTCAAACACCGCAAACACTTCACCCTCGGAGGCTACGCAGGCACCGGCAAAACAACCATCCTCTACTACATCCGTGAAATCCTACGCTCCGAACGCAAACGCGTCGCAGTCATGGCACCCACCGGCAAAGCCGCCGAGGTCCTTCGCAACAAAGGCCTCACCTCTGCCTCTACCATCCACCAAACAATCTACAAAAAGATATCCGACTCACCTCTCACCTTCGAACGCCGCCGCAAGCACGAGATCGAAGCCGACGTTATCATCTGCGATGAATCATCCATGATCTCCAAGGAGATCCTCCGAGATCTCTACTCACTCGGCATCCCCATCCTATTCGTCGGAGATCCCTACCAACTCCCTCCCGTCGGCGACGACCCCGAACTCCTCGTCTCCTGTGACTTCACCCTCACCGAAGTCCATCGCCAAGCACTCGACAACCCAATCATTTCCCTCGCCACCTACCTACGCTCTGACCCATACGGATCAATCGCCAACTGGTATTCTTCAAACCGTGACCAAACCAAAGTCAAAATCCACTACAAAAAGATAGGAGTCAAGCTCGACCCAACCATCATCGACCAAGCCATCGTCGGCTACAACAACACTCGCCAAAACGTCAACCGAGTCATCCGCAAACGTCTCGGCTTCACCAACCAATACCCACAAGAAGGCGATCGTCTAATCTGCCTGCGCAACGACTACGAAAATGGTGTCTGCAACGGCCAACAGTTCATTGCACTCGATGACGAATGTAACGGTTCAATATCCGTAATCGACCCAACAACAGAACAACAATACATCCTCGATCTAAATCCCGAGGTCTTCACAAACCCTTCGGCCAATCCAAAGCAATGCCCACGCACCATGACCCCGCTCGACTACGCTTACGCGATCACCTGCCACAAATCCCAGGGCTCTGAGTTCCCTACCATCGCCGTCATTGACGAGCCCATCGGCCAGCCTTCAAATCGCTGGCGTTACACCGCAATCACTCGCGCCTCTGACACTATCCACTACTTTCTGTAATAGATAATTCGCACAAAGGTATTTCAAAATAAATCAAATACCTTCTTGCCAATTAAAGAGTATCGCTTATTATCTCCCTCGCAAGCGACCACTGAGGCTGATACCCAGCGCGACAGTCTAGCTTACTAAACCAAAACACAAAGCAAAACAAGACAATGTCTAACGACTACAATACCGCCGTTCGCACTCAAGATACCCGTGGCTTCAAGGTCCGTATCACTGTCCCCGCCACCCTTGAAGATTTCGACAAGGCGGCAGGTGCAGGCCAAGCCTACGTCCACGCTATCGACGAGTCCCTTTACCGTTCCGTCATGCCAAAGGCATGGGCGAAGTTCATGGAACTTGCTCCGGCTCACTTCGGTTTCACTCGTCCCGTCATCGGCACGAAGCAATCGAAGCGCAACCCGGAAGCCGCTCCGGTCGAAGTTCTTCAGGACATCAAGGACTACCTGCCGGCACTGAAGGCCCACCTCGCAGCCACCGAGCGCTCGTCAGAACTCGGACCATTCGTCCAGTCCTGCTTCGATCTCGTCGGCTACGATCTGTCTTCGACCCCACGCAAAGCCAAACCCCAGAAGGAATGGCTTGATCGTGCACAGGCACTCCTCGACAAGATCGCTCGCGGTGATTCCACGATCGAAGCTTCCGCTGCGAAGTTTGCCGAGAAGGGTATCACCGGTGCTTACGTCACGAAGGAGGACGGCACCTACGATCTGGAGATCCTCGCCACGAAGGTGAAGGAATTCTTCTTGGCACAGGAAGATCTCCTGTAATCCTCATTGACTCACGGGAGTGGTTCCTTCATTTCCCACTCCCGTGGGTTTCTGTCAGGACTGGAAAGCTTGGGTAGTTAGTCTTGGGAAATTAACCACGTATCGCTCTCCAGTCCTGACACAAACCAACACTAAGTCATGTTTAACTTCAGTAAATATGTAATGCTTTACCGCCACGTTCTCCAAGAAGCGAGTAAAGTCTATCCCGGAATTTACACCTTCCCCTTCGGCAAATACGCTGGCAGTTCCCACCTCACCCGTCTGCGCTCCCTCAAGTCCCACTTCGCTTCCAAACCCGCAGACATTCCTGCTGACTGGGCAAGCAATCCCAAGATGCTTGACTTCCTACTCAACTTCTCAGTCTCGCACAACGACACTCACATCCTTCTCGGTCCTCGTGCAGCCCTCTCCATTCCTAAATACGCTGACGACTTCATCGCTGTCGATGCCACTGGCACACGCACAAAGGAAGTTGACTTCGACCTAACCGAACGACAAATCTACGCACTCATGGTCTGTGCAGATGCCCAACTAATCGGAACTCCGGTCAAGATCAACACCAACATTCCTTTCACCATGGACATCCTCAACAAGCACGCTCCATCCTTTCCCAACTGCGCTTACTTCCAACATCCAAACCATATCCTCATCGCATGAGCCAAACCAAAATACCTACTACCGATGTGGATATCGTCGACTCCGCATCGCCGTTGAGTCAATCCATCATCCGCACCACTCACTTGACCTCCGCCTACGACGGCATCTCTACCTCCGACCGTCGACGCGTCACTGGGTTCATCTCGAAAGATCACTACAATCGTATCTTCGGTGAGCACCTTCGCGTCCACGGCATGCAGGGCAAGGTCATTGCGGGTCTCATGTTCGCTTTCGTAACCGCATTCGATCGTGAACTACTCCGCGACCCAACACAAGACCCTTACGAACTTCTTGTCAAACTAATCAACAACGCACAATTCAATGTCAACTCCACGCCCACGTAAAACTAAACGAATTGAAAACCGTCGCACTGGTGCACGTCAAGGAGCACGCGATGGTAAAACGCTCGCCTCCAACTACGCACGCTGTGTCACTGGTCATTTCGCCAAAGCTGCACGCGTAATGCAATGGAAAGGTAAAAACACTCTCACCGGACAAACTGCCCGCGTAGCACGTGCCGCATCCTCAAAGCTGAACGTCAAACCTTACTAACATGTCCAACTCCTTCGACAACCCCACCCAATCCGAAGCTCCCATCGTGAACCTCCTCAACGTCGACTACTCCAAGATGTCCGTTGAGGAAGTCCGTGCCCACGTCTCCAAGCTCCGCGAACTCCGTTCCGTTCCTGCACAACGTGAAGCTGCCGTCAAGAAAACAGCTCGCGTGGTCAAAGACAAGGCCGCAGGTATCGACATGTCAGCTCTACTCTAACCTACCATGAACGATCCACTCGGACTACTCAGTTCCATCAATCTCCAAGAGGCACAGGTTATCACCCCCACTACCCGTGCACGTCGTCCCCTCCTCGAACCCCATCCGGACATTGCCGATGCTTACATCCTCCGGATGGACAACTCCACCCTCGAGCGTCTCGATACCTGCCCTCGCTCATCTGAATACTACTGCGTCAACCGTCGCCAAGGTATCTCCGGTGCCGCCTTAGCTTTCGGTGGTGCACTCCATCTCGGTCTCGAACTCTACTACAAAGGACATGACATTAACCATTGCGTTACACGCGCCTGCGAACGTTATGCCCCTACTGTTCTACGTCCCGACGAGTGGCGAACCACTGATTTCCTTGCGCACACCCTCGCACTCTATCATCGCAACTACGCCCATACCGACATCTCCCCACTTACCTACGACGACAAGCCCTTCGTCGAAATCGGATTCTCCCTCCCTCTGGGTGTATTTCCGATTAACGGCACCGTGGCTTACAGCAATCGAATGCTTACTGGACAGGACGACGATTCTAATCTTTACATCTCAGAGCTCCACGTCCTCTGGTCTGGCAAAATCGACCTAGCCGATCGCCACATCGGAGCTGCCCGAATCGTCGACCACAAAACCTCCTCCATCGACGGTCCTTCCTTCTACGACCAGTTCTACCTCTCCCAACCCGTCCACGGTTACGCATGGGCATGCGAGCAAATCCTCGGAGAACCGATCTCCCAGTTCCTCCTCAATGCCCTCGTCATACGTAAACCCACCCGCACCGGCACCTCCAACCAATTCATCCGCCGCTCTTACCGTATCTCGGAAGACAACAAACGCGAGTTCCACCAAGACGTCACCTCCAAGATCGAGGACTTCGTGAACTACCTCACCACCGGTTACTTCCCCAAATCTCCTGTCTGGTGCCAGTCCAAATACGGTGCCTGCCAATACTTCAACGTCTGCCAAATGGATCGCTCCGGTAAATCTGTAATGCTTGCCTCCGACCTTTATGAAGATGTTACGTGGTCTCCACTGTCAGACGATTGAGGAATACACCTACTACGTCAAACTCGCTTGCGAAGTCTGGACCGACTTCATCTACTCCGGCGAAGTCAACTCATGGGAAGATGTTCGAGTCTGTCTATCTCGCCCAGTCTCCTCACCCTTCCTCCTCCGCCCGGACTCCTCCCACATCCATACCTACAAATTCCCCCACTTAGACATCATCGTCGTCTCATTCAAAACCGCAGAAGCCGTCCGCCAAATGGAACTTCTCCGACAAGCCGCAGCCGCGGAGGACGAATCCCGCTTTGCTGAACATTTCTACACCGCACTCGAACTGTGAAACTTCCTCTCAACATCGCTCCACCTCCCGCAGGTTTCACCTACCTCGGCACTGGTCCATTGAAGAAGAAACACTTCACTGAACAAGGCGAGATCCTGTTGATCTGGTTGAAGTCGAAGTCCAAATGGGAACCTATCGACTGCCAGGGTGCAGCTACTGCACACTACGCAGCTAGAATTGACTCCGAAGCTCATCGAGAGAACGTGTAAAAATTTTGCTATGGGACACAGTTCCGTAATCAGGTAAGCGAACGACGCCACTGCATAGCAAACTGTTGCTCTTGATAAGTCAGTTCTCCAACAGTAAAAATAGAGAACCACTTGCGCCCCGTAACTCAGTGGTAGAGTGATGGCCCAAATAAGCCAGTGTCGTTGGTTCGAATCCAACCGGGCGTACCACTTTCTTCTCACCGCGAAAACGTGTAAAAATTTTGAATCAGCAGGAGGATAAGTCGTAAGACAGGGAGGCCTTTGATACCCTACAATAAGTTAGGCACTCCTGCTGATTCATAACCTTTTCCTAACAAATATGAAAACTGGATTCAACATCAACCCCGATGCACCCAAAGACTTCCTCTTCGTCGGTTCACCCGGAACTGGTAAGTCTTCACTAGCCCTACGCTTTCCTGATCCGTATGTCCTTGACTGTGACAATAACCTCACTCCAGCCGTCGCTCATACCAAGATCACCAACTTCAAATACGATATCGCTGTTCTGGACGATGACGGTGAACTCATTCCACCTGCCAGTCGCTACGCTAAGGCCGTTGAACGCCTCAATGCAGCAGCCGCAGACCCGTCGATCAAGACGATCATCATTGATTCTCTCACCGCCTTCTGTGACATTCTAATCTCAGAAGTCAAGCGTCAGGCTGGAATTAAAGAAGACGGTCTCATGCGGATTCAGGACTGGGGAACGTTCGCCTATCTCCTCAAGCATATCATCATCACCATGAAAGCTTGCGGGAAACATATCATCTGGATCGGCCACCACCGCGTGGAGCAGGATGAAGCTGACAAGTCTTTCAAGACCTTCCTCCTCATCCCCGGACAGAACGCCTTCATCGTCTCCGGTATGTTCTCCAATGTCCTTGGATTCTACTACAAGGTCAACGGAGTTCCTCCCAACACCACTACCGAACTCCGAGTCCGCACCGGTCCAACATCCATCAATGACATGCGTGGACTCAAGGCCGGTCTCGGTGACGCATTCGTAGGAGACTTCGATGCAGCAACCGCGATTAAGAAAATCCTTGAGTTGGTCAAATGAAACGAACACTCCTAGTCGAGATCGAGATCGAAGATCCAGGTATCCTACCCGAACTCGCCATCGAAGTCCAATCAATCCTTACCGATGCAGGAATCCCAGTCAACACCGTCAAGCCTTGGAACAACGAGCAAACCCCTATCACCACCACCGCCCCTATCCCCGGCACTCTTCGATGAACTATTCCGAACTGCATACTCCATCGAAGTCTCATCTGATGGTATCGTTGAACTCCTCGACGTCAAACTCTCCGGCGAGAAATATTGGATAGCTGAGATTGAACTCTCCAAGCATCTAATCCACCTATTCAAAGACAATCTCGACCGCAATCCAACTTTCACCTACTCCTACAGTATCTCCATCCAACAAATAAACAACGACAATGGCAACGAAGAAAACACCAGCGAAGAAACTTGCACGGAAGACCACGAAGAACATCCGTCGCACCCGTCAGTCAAATCCACCTACCGAGACACCATCGAACGAGCCACAACAGAGTGACCCATTCGGACCCTCCAAGCAGGAAGTCGAAGAGGCCGGACAACGACTGTGTGACTTTGATCGTGGTTACGCACGAGGAGCATCCGATGTGCACAACACCCACCCTCTCCTCACCTCGCGTGACAAAGTCCTCCAACTTCGTCAGCGTCTCACCGCCATCCACTCCCAACGAATCCAGCACGAACTGAAACTCGACACCATCCGACTCGAGATTCAAATCATCGAAGAGCAGCTGAAGGAACCATCAGCACAGCTCAGACAAGAACTCGAAGGTTGCTACACTGCAACCCGTGCACAACTATTCCACGGAGCACAAGACGCACCTTTCTGACTCTCGGCTAACGCCAAAGATCGCCGTGGGTCGATTACCCACACTCTACAACAAAAAACAAAAACGATACCATGTCAAACGATACCGGACTTGATCCCCTTGGCCTCAACATCAACCTGCAAGAAGTCGATACGTCTCGCCCAGTGCTCCTCGCTGGTGAGTACATTTTCGAAATCGACGAAATGTCGGTCGTTGACAAGAAGGACGATCCATCCAAAAAGAACCTCATGGCGGTTCTCAAGCTGGTCTCCGACGGCGAGGATCTCGACGGCAAGCCCATCAAACCCGGATACCAACTCCGGAAGTACATGCCGCTTCAACAATCCGACAAGGAGAACGCACCTGACTTCCGTCGTGACCTCGTGATCTTCACCTGTCACGCATTCGGAATCGACGCGTCACAGAAGAACGCACACAATCGTCCAACTTCCGTTCCGCCGTTGAACGAATTCCATGGTCGCCGACTGAAACTCGTCCTCACCGTCAAGGACGACGACACCGGCAAGTCCAACGAGATCAAGGCAATCAAACCTGCCTAATCTCTGACCCTAAGCTGGGGGAGTTTAACCACTCCCCTGGCTTTTTGTCTTTTCTCCCGCCAGTCTCACATGAGAAAGTTCTACCAACTCCTCTGTGATCTCCTACTCCTTCTCGGCATCGGCATCTGCCTCTTCGCCCTTGCCTACATCGCCTTTCATTTCTCACCATGATACTCCGCTTCGAATTCTCCGAACGCATTGGACGGTGGCGCGTATGGTCAGGCAAACAGTGTATTGGCTATATCTACAAAACCTTTACACCATACATTTACAACTACTGCCATCAGCAACTAGGTCGCCTGACTCAACGTCAGTGCTTGCAGATACATCACAAGCTCCTTTCACTCAAACACAAATCCCTTTCATTCCAACCTACCTAACACATGGCACGCCTACCCTTCAAACACCCCGCCGGTTGCAACTACATCGACTTCGACTCCATTGACCGTGGCAACCGTGGACGTGACAACTACCCCGGCATTCCTGAACTTGCCGAGTCCATCAAAACCCTCGGCCTACTCAACCCTCCCGTCCTCCAACTCCTCGACCCACCAGTCGGCACCTACACCCACCGTCTCATCGGAGGCGAACGCCGCATGCTTGCCATGCAATCTCTCGGTGCCGCCAAGATCCCCTGCATCATCCGCAAGGACGTCGACTTCGAAGGCCATCGCATCGAACTCGAAATCGCGGAGAACATGGAACGCGAGGACTTCACATGGCAGGAAGTCTGCAAACTCATCTACAAATCCCACAACATCTACAAAGCCGAATCCCGCGCACGTTCCGAAACCTGGGGTGCAAAAGAAACCGGCAAGCTGTTCAAAAAATCCGCTGCCCACGTAGCTCACGCTCTCCTCGTAGCCGAAGCACTCATCAACGACGACAAAGAAATCTATGCGTGCGAATCCATCACCTCTGCATATAACGTCCTTCTTAGACGTAAAGAACAGGAAGGTGACGAGATTCTGGCACGTCATCAACTTCAAAACACCGCCGGAGCTACAAGCCGTCCAATTAACATCTCTACCCCTGCTCCCAAACAATCCGGCATTTCCATCGTCACAAACGATGACGACATGGATGCGGTTTTCGGTTCTGGGTCCAGCGTTTCAACAACACCCGACGGTGCGGTTTCCCTTGCAACGCCTACCGGCAATTCCTTGTTCTTCAATGGTCTCACCGACTTCCCACTTTCAAGCTGGTGCTCACGCGGTGACAGCATGGAAGTCATGGCCACGATCGATGCAGAATCCATCGATCACATTATCACCGATCCTCCTTATGGGATTGACATTGACAATGATCATCTTGTCAACATGTCTGAGGTCGCGAACACCCATGTGAAATCCGAGAACCTTACCATGTTCCCTGGAATGTGGGCGCAATTCGCGCGCATACTCAAACCGCGTTCCTACTGCATTGTCTGGATTGATTTGGAACATTGGGAACTGCATCGCCAACTCGCCAAGCAAAATGGATTCAAACTCCAAAACCATCCGTTTACTTGGCTCAAGACTCACCAATGCAAGAACAATTCACCTGGCACCAACTTTACTAACAACACCGAATTCGCTATTGTGGCACGCAAAGGAACCGCCACTCTGGAGACGAAGGGTTCGTTATCTGGAATCGCCGCAGACGGGTCGATTGATCGAAAGATGTACAGTAATCCTTTCTCCAAACCCTACGAAGTTTGGTCGCATCTCATCACTGCTGTTAGTCGAGTGGGAGACACGATCGGGGATTTCTACGCGGGTCAGATGTCGTGCCCGAGAGCAGCCATTAACTTGGGACGAGTTCCTCGTGCAGTAGAGATCGACCAGAACCATTATAACAAAGGTATTAACATCCTGTCGGATCTTATCAAAGAAATGGCAGGGAAGGATGTAAAGATCAGCTAAACATGTCTCGCTCCCAACAACTCAACATCGCTGACGGGGATGACTATTTTATCATAATCATCACCGCCGGTCATGTTACCCGTGCGATCTGGAAGAGTTGCCACAATGCAACGCTGGGAGATTATACCTCTCTGGATCCACTTCCTCCTCATGTAAGATCCCGCGTGATTGAACGCATTAACGAAGTCCATCCATTTGATTATGAAAATTCTTAGCATCGACACCGAAACCACTGGCGTAACTTGGCAATCCGGCATCCATCAACTTGCAGCGATTCTGCATATCGACGGTATTGAAGTTGCACGTAAAGTGTGGCATATCAAACCCGACGCCACTTGCACAATCTCCGATGAAGCACTAGCTGTATCCGGCATCACTCGTGCTGACCTTGAAACCTACACGCCTGAACATATCTTCTTCAAGGAGTTCCAAGCCTTCCTCGGAACCTACGTGAACAAGTTTGACAAATCCGACAAGTTCCACTTCCGTGCATACAATGCCAAGTTCGACGAGGAACGTCTTCGCGACCTCTGGAAACGTCGTGGAGATAACTACTTCGGCAGTTGGTTCTGGACACCAGTTAACTGTGTCATGATTGCAGCTGGACGTAGCCTTGGAGCTGTTCGTCACAATCTCATGGACTTCAAACTCCACACAGTCTGCAAGTACATGGGAATCAGCTGGGATGAAGCAGAAGCTCATGATGCACTTTACGACATCAAGAAGACCATCGAGCTTGACGAACATCTCAACATTCAATAACATGTCCGACTCCGACGAAATCTACAAAATCCCTGTTACGCTCATAGGAGAAACTGGACTTGCATTCCTACTCCAACCCGACGATGCTGAGCTAGGTGGACCGGAATGGTTGCCGAAGTCTAAGGTCAACCTCTCACCATTCAACATCAAAACCAAGAAGGGCACAGCTAACATCCCTGAATGGTTAATGAAAAAACTTGGTTGGATCTAACACTACCATGCCACGCGTTCCCAATCGTAAACCCACTCTCACCTCTGCGAACTATCGTATCGCAGTCATCGGTGAAGCGCCCGGAGGTGATGAAGAACAATACCTCGAACCATTCATTGGTCCCTCTGGTCATGTTCTCAGGAATCTCATGTCCAATTCGGACATTCATCCTGATGCCACTCTCCTAGCCAACGTATGTCAATACCGTCCACCTAACAACAACTTCAATGCATTCCCGCCTCAAGGCTCTGAACGCACTGAGTCTCTTGCACACCTTTCCGCCGATATCAACGAGTTCAACCCTAATATCGTTGTCCTCTGCGGAGACCATGCACTGGCTCTCGCAGGAGTTTCGGGACACAAAGTTACCACTTATCGTGGAACAATATTCAGATGTGAGCAACTCGACTCACCTCTTTATGGACGTAAGTGTATCGCTACCATCCATCCAGCTGCCGCACTTCGACAACATTCCTACCTCCCGCTCATTCGACTTGACCTCGCTAAAGCTCGCAAGGAAGGTGAGTTTCCTGAACTCAATCTCCCCAACCCTACACTCGATATTCACCTCACTCTGTCCGAACAAATCGAACGACTGCGTGAGATTCGACGTGCTGGCATGCGCGTATCGCTTGACATCGAAGGTGACATCTCCAAGAACTTCATAACCTGTCTCTCCTTCGCTACATCAAAAGACTACGCTTTCTCCATGGAGATCAAAGGAACTCCACTGGAAAACGAAGTTCAACTGATGCAGGAATTGAATCTCACTCTCCGTGATCCTAACGTAGAAAAAATCCTCCAGAACTCTCTCTTCGACAATCACGCATTATCATGGATCTACGGTGCGTTCATCGCCAATGTCGAATGGGACACCATGCTTTCTGGATGGGAAATCTACCCTGAGCTACCAAAGAACCTAGCAACTCAAACTTCCATCTGGACTGGTCATCCATACTACAAGGACGATCGCACCAAGGATGATTGGCAGACTCACCTACGCTATTGCTGTCGTGACTCCGTAGTTACCTACGAAATTGCTGAGAAGCATCGCCAAGTTCTCAACGCCAACCCATCCTCACTTTCCCACTTCCGCATGAACATGGACCTGCTCAAGGTCATGATGTACATGCAACTGCGTGGCACCAAATATGATTCTGATGGTGCCAAACTCATCGCCGGTAAATGCCACACCCAGTTGAAGATGATCAATGATCGTATCAACGCTATTGCCGGTCATCCTGTCAACATCAATTCACCCAAACAACTATGCAAGCTGTTCTACGACGAACTTAAGTTCCCAAAACAATATGCCAAGGATACCCAGTCCAAGAAAGGCGGACTTACCACCAATGTCTCTGCAATTCTCAACCTCCAAAAGTCCCATCAAGATCGTATCCTCGTTGACATCCTTTCATACCGGAAGGTCGACAAAGTCCGGGTATACTCTTCGATTTCCCACGATCCTGACGGAAGAGTTCGCTGTGGGTATAATGTTGTTGGTACGGATACGGGACGAGTTTCATGCTATACCGCTTCACATGGGACTGGAACCAACATTCAAGTCATTACCAAGAAACTACGTGGCCTCTATCGTGCTGATGAGGGACACCACTACTTCCAGATCGACCTTGCAGGTGCGGATGGCTGGACAGTGGCAGCTCATTGCGCTCGACTTGGGGATCGAACAATGCTCGATGATTATCTCTTCGGACTTAAGCCAGCGAAGATCATCGCCCTTATGTCGAAGGATGGTGAAATGGTCAACACGTGGTCACGAGAGGATATTAAATCCAAGGGTCGCGAGATTGGAAATGGTGACACGGAATGGCTTTACTTTGCGTGTAAGAGAGTTCAACACGGAACTAACTACGGCCTTGGTGCACGCACCATGTCTGGGCAGATTCTCCAAGATGGTTATAAATACTTGGGCCAGACTATCATCGTTCCTGAGGCGGATTGTAAACGCCTCCAGCGACTTTACTCCTTGAGGTATCCGGGTGTAGCCGCATGGCAAAGTTGGATCAAACAACAGTTGATGTCGAAGGGAGGATTGCACAGTGCCTCGGGCGCATTCCGTAGATTCTTCGGCAAGCCTAATGATATCAAAACCATTCAAGCTGCATACGCACATGAGCCACAGTCAAATACTACTTACGCTACTAACCTCGGAATGCAAAAATTGTGGAACGATCCAGAAAATCGTAGGTCAGATGGACGACTCATCATTGAGCCTCTTCACCAAGTCCATGACGCGCTTAACGGACAGTTTCCCATCACGGAGACTGAGTGGGCTGTGCAAAAGTTGCGGTCGTACATGGATAATCCGCTCATCATTGCCGGACAGTCCATCACCATCCCCTACGAAGGAGCCTACGGACCATCATGGGGAGACTGCGATGCAAACTACGGAACGCCCGTCGGGACTATTTGAACAACGCAATCATCCGGTATGAACACCGATGCTGCCCAAGATCCTAAGTTTACATTGCAACAACGTCCACCAGATGGCAAATATGCAATGTTCAAAATTGAAAATGTAGAACGTGTAACACGTTGGCTACCTACAAAGGCAGAAGTGTTTGGTGAATTCAAAACCAAATATGGAATCCATGCTACCTACCGTGACGAAACTCCTGACTCTCCATGACTACCCTACAGGAAAAAGCTAAAGCTGTACGTGAGCACTACAATTTAGTCAAATCCTCCCAGCTCTCACCTCAACACACCCTGATCCTACTCCACACCTTTGAAACTAACGAAGGCGTTACGATCATGGATCACATCAAGATCGGACTTCCATCTCACCGATCACTCGCTGCAGATCTAAGTCGTCTCAAATCTTTTGGATATCTCTACGCAGTAGAATCCAAGAAGTTCAAGAACGTCTACAAACTCTCAACACTAGGTGAAACCTATATCCGCAAACTGCTCAAATGAAACCAATGCTAGCTCACCATTACACACCCCAGCGTGCAGTCTTTCCATGCATCGGGCAGCCGAAGTTAAACGGTGTGCGTGCGATGTGGTTAGGGACTTATCTCATGTCACGTGGGCGCCCAGACGAACCCGGCATCGAGTGGCACCCGGGAGTTTTACCCCATATCTTCACTGCACTCAAACGACTTACAGAACTTAGTGGTCAACTCCTCTACCTCGATGGAGAACTTTACTGTCACGGAAAATCTCTCCAAGAGATCAACTCCCGCGTTGCAGTCAAACGAGTATCCCCACACTCCTCCTGTTTCGAGATCAAACTAAACATCTTCGACATCATCTCTCATGCACCATTCAGCAAGCGAATGCAATGGCTCCGCAACATGGATGCAACTGTCGGAACTGATCCAAACATCCGTGACGGAATCGAGTTCGTTGAATCCACCTACCTCAACACTCCCAACGAAGCCGAGTCATTCTACAAACTCCAAAAGCAACTGAAGTTCGAAGGTGCAATGTATCGCGATCCTTCTTCCCCATATGGAATGGAATCCCTATGCGGTAATAAGGAAAACCGATGGAAGTATCTGCTCAAACGCAAATCCGAGTTGGACGGTGAAGGCATCATTGTCGGGATGGAAAAGGGCAAAGCAGGTAAACAGTTCGAACATGTAATGGGAGCAATCCTGCTGGAACTTCCAAACGGCAAACGGTTCCGTGCAGGATCTGGAGTTCAAATCCAACATCGTGCACTCATCACCGAAATCATCGACGAACTCGTAGCCAACCGCACGCGTGTTCGATATTTATACGACGAGCTATCGGATACAGGGTTACCACTAAGAGCTAGAATCGAATGTATTTACGATGAACGCTTCGCCTAATACTGACATCACTCCGGAGAAGATGGAAGAGTATTTCAAGCGACTCTTTGCTATGCAAGCTTCACATGAACCTACTGCTATTGGTCTCCGCATCATACGTATCTCGCGTAACAAGCGACGTGCATATGCACGACTCGGTGATATGGAATTTGTAGGTGAATGTAATCCACGTTATGCTAGATATCTAGTCGGACGTATGTGTCTATTCGAACCTATGAAACGAAGAATCCCTTTCGTAACTCCACTCTAATGTCTGACGACTTTCTAGAAAACTATCTTACTTTCTGTAAGGGTAACGAGGTCCCTCCTTCCTACCATCGCTGGGCAGGTGTCGCCGCACTCTCCACTCTCGTCTCCCGTGGGGTTTGGTATGACGCAGGAATCTACGAGGACCATTGCAATATGTATATCGTCCTCGTAGGCAAACCTGCTGACAAGAAATCCACCGCGATGGGGATTTGCCGGAAGTTGATCCAAGAGTGTGGAGTTAAAATCGCACCATCTTCCGTGACCAAACAACGGATCTACGAGCTAATGGATTCAGCTAACAAAAAAGCTGGCTATCTATCCGACTATGCTTACGAGGGTGTTACCTATCCCGTTGCACAATTCCCCATGTTCTGCAACGAGATGGTCACAATGCTATCCGCAGGTGGCGATGCACTTGGCATGATCGAATTCCTCACTGACATCTGGGATCGTCCATTCTTCGATGTTGACACCAAGAACGCTGGATCCAACGTCATCCACGGTCCTTACATTACAATCCTGGGCTGTATGACTCCCGATCAAACCGGCTCACTCGTAAAACAAGACATCATCACCGGTGGCTTCTCCCGCCGATGCATCATCGTCACCCCAGACGAAACGCCTCCCCCAGTCCCACGCCCAACCCTCACCGAAGAACAACACGTCGCATGGTCCAACTGCGTGCGTATCGGAAAAGAACTCCGATCCGTCAGACGCAAATTCACATTCACCGATGAAGCTCAAACACTCTGGGATAAGTGGTATGGTTCGGTCTATCGTCGTCAGCATGAGAATCATCCAGCTGTGGTGCTCAACTTCTTTGGTTCCTTGGCGCGTTACGGCACGCAGCTCTCAATGCTCTTCGAGTTGTCGAGAGATAGAACAGCGGCTCAAGTCCATGTCGACATGCTCCAAAAAGCTATCGACTGGCTTGAGCCGCTACAGTACAATCTATCTACCGTCTTCGCTGGAGCAGGAAGGAACTATCTCGCAACGATCACCTCGAAAATCATTGCGCAACTCGCCCGCAACAAGCAACCCATGCCCGCAAAAATCATCCACGTGGCATTATGGAATGAGGCGAACGAGAAGGAATTTGAAGAGGCAATGAAGTTCCTGAAAACCTCAGGGCAGATTGTGGAAGTTATTATCGGTGGACTTCCACATTTCAGTCTCCCAAATAAGGACTTGACCAAATCCCAGCCGCTTCCATCCGAGCATAAGTCTTCGCCAACATTGGGGATAGATTTGGGTCCATTGTCTGAAGTTGATCTGTCCGACGAGCCATCTGCATCCGTTGAGGACTGAAGGATGGTCTTGCTCCAAGGAGTAGCTTAGCCTGCATTTCTGTCAAATACCTCTGGGTCTCACTGACCTGCTGTCCTCCACCATACACCGCATTTAACATCGGCGCTTGGCTCGTATTACCCGGGTCACGCGCCGTTGGTGTTTTCAGGTTTGCATATCGACGAGCAGCTTCGTTTGTCAGTAGAGTTTTCGAATCTTCAGGTGTCCGCATGCCGATTAGTTCCATGGACTTCTGATTGATATACGCCTGAGCTTCTTGCATTCTCCCCGCGTTCATCAAATCCACAGCACGATCTGCGGCAACATTCCGTTCCTTAGACTCTTTCTTGGTGAAGTAGTCCTTAGCAGATTCCATATCATACCCTCTCTTCAATCTCGCAGGAGTGAAGCCCATGACAGCGAATGCCTTCTCCATTGCACTCGGCTCGAGCAGGACCTGTCCATTCTTCACGAACTTTCCTTGATCCACCCACAGTTGCACAGCTCTACGAAGACCCGCAGGGACCATATCAACAGCCTCAGCCGCTCCTTGTCCCTTCACAAATCCTCCCAATGCTTCCATTGCTTCCTGTGCAAAACTGCCTGGAACACCAAAGGTATTGCCCCAGTTCAGTCCATCGTATGTATTCAATGCAAACAGACCTCCGACGGTGAGACGGGATTGAAGATCGAACGGTAAGCCCATGGAGTACGTGCTACCGCGCAATGCCATGTTGGTCATGAATGCATTCTCTGCATCATCACCCGGCAAATATTCCATCATGAACTTCTCCAACTCATGCTCAGGATTCACCCCGAAGGATTTCTCCATGAGCTTGCTGATAGCTCCGACTAGTGGCAGTCCAGTAAGTCCCACAGTTCCCAACGTGAGTACCATGGCTTGGTTAAACGCAGCCCGAGCTTGCTTACGTTCAGTTGGAGTAAATGCGCCGTCGTCAATGAATCCCTTTTTACCCCAACGGACGAGATTACCGATCTGCGCATTTGCGAAACTTTGCAGAGTGAACGCAACTTGTGAGAGGGTGCGAGCAGATCCTGCGGTAGAGAACATCCCCACCGGACGTCCGGCTTTACCATGCGCACCTTGGCTGAGTTCATGGAAGTTGATTGCTGCTGCATAGTGTTGATCGAACGTTCTGTTCGGATGTTGCTTTTTGCTGAGTTCAAAACCAGTAAGGATTGACACAGTTCCAGATACTGTCGCTGCGGGTTGGTACAACTTCGTTCCGATCTTGTACATCCACTCAGCCACAGATCCTACAGCTTGTGCAGTTTTAGATCCATCAATGACACGACGTGCACCCACATCATTCAGGACATGTTGCTCGTCGATGTCTACAAGGTGACGTGCAGTCAGTGCATTCTCCTTCGTGGCTCGAAGCACAATCTGATTCCATTCTGGGTTGTCAAACGTTCCTTTCTCGCCGAAGTATGTCTTGGCTAGTTCAGTTGCGATTTTCTTTGGCAACGAGAAGCTTTCGGTAAATCCAGCACCATGCTCACGCGCCATTGGTGCAAGGACAAGTGGTAAGCTCGCGACTTCTTGGATCATGGAACTGGCGTTAGTTCCCAGGGTCCACATGAACGAGAACTTAGCCGCAGCATTGCCGGCTTCGGTATCCGGTTCCCTAAAGTTCTTCTTATGTTGTTGTGCCAAGGCCAACTGTCTTGCACCTTCCGGAGTCTGGAAGAACTGATCCATGGAATGCAGGTTATACAGTGCATCCGTTCTAGCGCGGGTAAGTCCTACCGTAGCACGACGGATGGATTCGCGTTGCTGGTCAAGCATATCCAACGTCTCACGTCCTGCGCCGAACTTTCGGTTAATCCCAAGCGTGCCTTTGGTCGCAGCTACACTTGCTGCATCCACACTTTGGAACAGGTCATCCAACACTCCGTTGAATGATTTCACTAGCTCCGGATCATCTCCAAACATTCCCATGATTGCAGCTTGTTTGGACTTGATCGTAGAATCCAGCACCTCACGGAAATCTCCAGTCGCCCTCGTTCCGTATTTCAACGAGGTGTCTTCGATTCCACGCTGGCTGGTAATCTGTCCCTTATTCGCCTGCATCCATGCATCCGCGTCTTCACGCGACTTGAAACTCACCGCTCCTGTCTTCTTGCTTTCCTTGTCATAATACCTCACAAGGAATTTATCCATGCGTTGTTCGGATACATACCATGGGGCAGACTGAAGCCGTTGGATCATCTCAGTCGTGGTGGAATCGAGTTGCTGTTTGAAGTCCAGCAACCTCTTCCCGATCGCAGGATCCATCCCCGACTGTTCGATGATCTTAGCCGCACTTGCAGGGTTGGCGTTGTAGATAGTATCCACAAAAGCCATTGCTTGTTTCGGATTCATCTCAGGCACCTGCCTCACGAGGAATGTGGACAGGTTAATCCGATCGAGCTGTCGAGTTTCCTGCGCGCGGAGTTGGACATTGTGCTCCTGCACCTTATACATCCTCTCCCGCAATTCCATGAATGCGCCTAGTTTATCCTGCGGCACTTCAGAGATAATCCTCTGCAACTCTGGATCCTTAGCAGCGAGGAGTTCTCTCACTCCCATTCCCATCGCCTGTTCATGGCGCACCATCTCATCGAAGAGTGCATTGGTCTTAGGATCTTCCTTGACCTTAACATAAGCCCGGTCCTTCTCAAACACAGGCTTCAACGAATTCGGATCCTTAGCATGCAGCGGGATCATTGTATCATTCGTCATACGGAATTGGTCACGCTTCTCCATCGACGTAGCCTCAGCGAATGGAGCCAACATCGGATTGGTCGCAGCCATGTGGATGAAGCCGTTGATCGTTGCCTCATAAGCCTTCCGCATCCAACTAGCACCCTGTGCCATCTTCTGCATGCGATCGCCACCTCCACTCGACGACTCACTGATAATCTGCGCAAGCTGACTGGTAGCCACATCATCCGTGGTCAGTTCCAATCCACGAACCCGAGCGCCTTTGAGTTGCTCAAGAGATTGTTCATGCAAACCAAGGAGTGATCCCACACGTGCACCGTATTCCACCACGCGTCCTGTGCTATCAACAAAACTCCCAATCTCCCGTAGTGCAGTAGCCAATGGTTCAGGAGCTAGCATTCCCACTTCCTTCATCGACTTACCATTGGTGATATTCTCTACAAAGGTTGAGAGGAAACCATCGAGGTTGTCACCAGTGTATCCGATGTCCTTACCAATCGAACGGAGATCATTTCTGAATTCTGGGTTCTTGGTGGATTCGTCCACTACCTTATCCAATGCACGTAGTAAAGGCTCAGGTGCAGTGCGTTCACCGATCGAGCGTGCGATAGCTTGACCCATGCGACCAGAGAAGTCCTTTGGAGTATACACTCCCACATTTGCCAGATCCATTGCGGTGTTGCGTGGCAAACCATGATTGATGTTATCAACTCCATTGCCGAGAACTTCAGGCAAAGCCATTAACAATTCATCAATGCTCCAAGTCTGCGCACTATCAACTACGGATGCGACATCGTTGTCCATCTCCGCGTTGTGATAGCGTTCATCGAAGCTGACCTTCCGTGCTTCAGGGGAATATTTGAACGCAAGTTTCCACATACGTTCACTTCCCTTCATCACCGATTGTGCTTCGATTTGGTACATCTCATACGCAGGCATGGTAGAGTATCCATCAATCAACTTCTCAGCCTCGGAGATGTCACTGAAATATCGAATCTTCTCACCGCCAGTGTCGATCTCTCCGTTAGCTTTCAAGGTCATGACGTCAGGCATCTCCTTACCCATGAGAGTAAGTTCCTTCTTGATCTTGTCCTCGAGGAGTTTCGTCCCGCCGAACTTTGGTCGACCTTCCTGGCCTGGGAGTTCACCAACTGTCCAGCGCATCATCAAGCTGCGCATCATACTCCCTGCTTCGGTAGCGTCGAGCGAATAATTCTCATCATTCGCTTGCTTGAAGATTTTCTGGAAGCGATCAATCGCAGCACGATCGAAGTGTTCAGCTGGATTGAATACCAACTTCTCAACCTGTGGTGCGGTTACCTGACGAGCTTGCTGTGGCAATTCCACTGGTAGATCCTTGATCTTCTCGAAATCCTTCTGTGCTTGTGCGATGATAGCCTCAGGCTTCCCTGCACGTCCATTCACATGCCACTTGGCAAGGCGATCGGATAGCAGTCCATGGAATCGTGGATCAGCATTGTGATACAACGCAGCGCCGAGGGAATCAGTCCCACTATCTCCAAGCTGATAATTCGTAGCCAACTGTCTGAACACGGCATCGTCGTTCCACATCAAATTGGAATAGAAGTTCCGTGCCATGCGATCCATCCAAGTTTTGAAATCCAACTGGGGCTTGACGAACAATGCCTTCATCTTTTCCCAGACATTCCGCAACCCATCCACCACTCCCTTGAAGTATTTGTCCATTACCCCAGCGGGTTTAGCAGTAGGATCCAAGACCCACTTACTAAACTGATTGGAGAAATATTCAGGAAATTCGTATTTCATCGTCCACACGGACTTGTGTGCCTTGCGCAGGAATTCAGGATGTGCAGGACCATACTGACGGAGATTCTCCAACAGTGCCATGTTCTTCTTTCCGAACTCCCGATCAGCTAGAGTCTTCAACTCCCGAATAGCCTCAGGGAATTGTTTGGCGTAGTGACGCTCGACGATGTGACCGACCTCATGCATCTGGGAAACGAGATTGTAGTTACCTTGTCCTCCCTTAGTCCAGATGATGGACATTGGTCCTTGTCCATCGTCAATCTCGATCATCGTCCCATACTTACCCGGTTGAGTGAAGCTGGACTTGAGTGTGGACAACAACGGATCATCAATATCCGCATCGGAGATCAGCATGATAGGACGGTCAATTCCAAGTCCCTTCAGCGTGTCTTTGATTACCGCAGCAGCGCGAACATCCACACCTTGTCCGGTAGTGAATCCTTGATCCATTTGGATACGTTGACGCAGGCCTTGGAGTGTATTAGCCCGCTCGGTCAACCCTGCACGAATACCTTCTCCATGTTGCTGCATCTGCAAATCCAAATCCGCTCCGGAGATCTGCAATCCTCCTTTGAACGTCTTCAACTCCTGGCCATCCAGTATAGCAGCTACGCCTGATGCTTGATCTGCGTAGATCATACTAGCTTGGCCACGGTTGATTTTGTCTTTGTAGATGTTATAAACCTTGGCCGCGTCAGGATTGGAGCGGAGGGTTTCGGGGATTTGGTTATACTCCACCCGCTGATCGTCCTTGACGAGTTTAAGTACACGTGCATACGCCTCAGCATCACTCCCACTAATAGATCGCACTTGTTCAAACAGATGTTGGTTCACACCAAGCAACTGTGACATGGGAGTGTTCTTCTGTCCACTCGCAACTACCATGCGATTGAGGAAATCTGCAGTGGTCTGCAATGGCCCTTCGACCTGATAGGGTTTGGACATGTCGAAATAACTAGCACGCTTGTGCGCGGTAGCTGTTTCGATGTCACTAGAAGATCCGTAATGCTGCCAGTAGGAATTGTCATACATCTGTTCCAGCTGACCATGCAAACTCACATCTCTCATCTGTGCCTGATTAGCCTCAAGGGTAGGGAGTTTCTGCACTGTTGGATCCCACAGCATTGCTTGTCGGCTTTCGTTAGCCAACCTGCGCTGCATCTGGTCAGGAGTTTCCGCACCCATCGGAGGTGGAGTTTTAGTCAACCGATTGCGTAATGCGCTAGCGCCATAGGTAATCGCCTCTTGGCCGAATACAGTGACACCATTGCTGAGCAACATCGGGACGAGATACTCACCTTTGGTTAGATCTTCTAATGTGCGATTAGGATCGAACACTGCAACGTCAGCCACATCAAAAGCCACCCCTGTTGCTAACTGTCCGGTTTCCCTTACAGCAAACTTACTTGCGGTGTTCAATACACCCTGTCGAAGAGATAGAGCAGCTTTGCTTACACTATCTCCTGCGATACGGAGTGCAGTATCACCAGCGAACTTTTCGAAGAAGCGTCCGGTTGCAGGCATGATACCCACCGATGCTGCGCTTAGAGCACCAGCACCAGCAGAGCTGCCAACAGTTCGTCCACCTTCACGGCTATCGGTGAATGCATCAATGCCACTCAACCCCGCGGCAGCGTACAGTGGAGCCCCCCCGGACATCACTGTTCCAACTGCCAACGGGGCGAGGGCTGCAAGACCACCCGGAAGTTCCCCACCCATTTCAGCCACCGCGTTGATCGTGTTAGGATCGTCGGTGAACCATTGGGCTAGACCACTAGCCGTATCACGGAATTTGGTATTGACTCCGCTGCGTTCAAATTCTGAATCGAAGACATTCCCCGCCAACTGCACACCGCGAACGAACTTACCGGTATCCAGAACTTGGTAACGATCACTTCCGGTGGAGGATTTGACGTTCTGTGCGAAGGTCTGTGGATCTTGACCGTAGAATGGTGAATCGGTAGGAGTAGTCATCCGGCTCCACTCGGCATAAGCCAAGTCGAGGGGAGTCATTTTCAGATCGCGTGCGCGTTGGTCGAGGGTCTGATTCATGAGTAGAACGGATTATATGGAAGAGCAGTGCGGGGAGTGACGGAGTTGTCGAGGGATTGGACGTTGAGGGATTCGAGCTGTTGGAGCAACTCAGCTAGTCCGATACGACTGCTCACGTCATTCATCGCAGCGTTGCGACGGATTCCAGATTGTTGAGCTTGTTGAGATTGTTGATAGGATTGTCCTTGCTGTGCTTGAGGGTTCATTTCATACCATCCAGCAAGGCCAGATGAGATACGGCTTGAACGTGGATCCTTGACGATGGGAGAGACTGGAGTCCTCGCAGCGTCGATGAGATTCATTTGCTTCTGTTGCTCAGAAGAGAGCAGCATCGCAAGGAGTTGATTGATGTCAAAGTTGAAGGGAGATGGACTCCCTCCAGCAGTGGGTACAGATTGTCCGGTTGAGAGTGGACGAGCAGGTTGGGCAAGTGCTGAGGCCATGTTAGTATCCTAGTGGTGTTGGTTGACCGGCGGAGAATCCTGGAATGTTACGATTGATGTAATCGGATTGGGGATTGGGTGGAGGTGTGGGAAGTTCGATACCGAGATGGTTCAGGGTAGTGTCGAAGATTCCTTGCATGAGGGTGGGAGAAGCTCCAGGCATACGTGAGAGTTGCTCAAGCATACCGAGGAGCGTCATGGATTGTCCTTGATCCGCTTGGCGCGCGATGTTGTTTTCCATGAGGTCGTTACGTCGTCCCTCTGCCATGAGTCCGCGTTCTTGGTTACGCAGAGTGCCTTGACGGAATGCACGTTCGTCTTCCTGACCCAGTTGAGCGAGGGTTAGTTGACGATCTGCACGTGCTTCGCCACGATCTGCACGCAGATCAGCACGTGATGCAAGATCGCGTTGGAAGGTTTGATTGGATTCGTCCATACTCAACCTGCGATCGGCACGAGCGTTCTCGGCTTGTCCCATGTTGAGTCCTTGAAGACCACCTAACAACTGCATGATCCCTGCGAGTTGTTCCAGTGGATTGGATCCTTGAGTGAGTGCGGAGAGTTCCGCTAGGTTGCTAAGTGTGTTCATTATTACGTGAAAGTGGAAACTGAGATCTGGATTGTGTCGGTGCCTTCGATAGCGAACCAGTCGCCACCACCGTTTGCGGTGGAGTAGGCTTCTTCTAGAACACCTTCATTGAAGTGTAGCTTCCAACCAATGTCAATTGTAGTTTCGTTGTCATGCTGAGCAGTGTAGCGGAGAATTAGAATGGCAGAGACGCCGGGTGCACCTGAATCGGTAGCTGATTCGACAAGCCCATCTTTGATGGTGATGCTGAATTTCTTGGAGTCGGTGACAGTGGTATCATATCCATTCCCTGAAACGTCAATGGATTTACCGTCAGGGGAGACCTCGACATTCATCGGAGATTCCTCCTTGGGCTTGATTCCACGGAGAGCGTATTTGCCAGTGTCTTCGTTGAACTTCTCAATGATACCAACGCCTTCACCTTCACTCTCACTCGCCCAGAGTTGGTTCTGGATTTCGATTGCACCAACATGCACTGGGACAATCGTCATTACAGATCCGCTGATTGAGATACGAGCTAGTTCGTAGAAGTAATCTCCACCAGATCCATCTTCGTCTGGAGTGTCAGGAACGTAGTGAACGTTCTCAACACCACTGTCAGCGATCTCGATTACATAGGTGAGTGGCTTACCTCGTGCGTTGGTAGTGACGTGGGCATATACACGATCACCATCGGAAACTGCATAGAGCGTGTCACCGGTGCCGGTAATCTCGAAGTATTCACGGATCGGTGCATGGTCAGTTCCCGGAGCAGAGAAGAAGACAAACCCAGGGTTTACTCTCACCTTCCATGTAGTTCCATCCAACACTCCAACCACTTCCAGTGGCATGGATGCACCTACACTCCCAGGGATTGGTCTTACCCGTGGTGTGATCTGGGTGTAAACCGCAGAATCAATCCCAGCATTAGAGCGGGAGGTGGAAAGGAGTCGGGGAGGTTGCCGAAGTGTTGGCTGCACTCCTAACGTCAATCCACGAATCCCTAAGAAATTCGGCACTTCGATTTTGTTAAGCATATCAAGGAGCGTCTACTACGATTCTTCTACGGAGATATCCACCACGAACTGGATCTACATTATCAGAGGCAATTGCGGTGGAAGGACGTGCAGTCGGAGATGTAGCAGGCCATGAGTAGTTCGCTACTACATTCTCATACCGTGGATGGGATGACATGACGATATTGAAACTCACCGCACCATGCAACGTTGGGCCAATAGATTTCCCCGCGAAGGGTGTATCAATATCCACTGGTAATGGGAACATTTGGGTAGGTTCATCTACCGTAGGTGCAGTCACCGTCCACGTTTCCGTAATGGTAGCCTTGCATGGACCTCGATATGCCTCTGGATTGATCGTTGCGCTGACGTAGGTTTCAGCTCCACCATCCTTGAGCTCATATACATACGTCCCAATTGCAGTCAACACTCCAGGCCAGTAGTATTCAACACTAGTCCCATAAGAGCGTGACACAACCGCAAAGCGTTCAGTAGACTTCACCCACCATCCACATCGCACTTCCTGATAAGTAACCCGCTCGACCTGACTTGTAACAACTGCAATCGAGTAATCACCAAGCGTCTGAGTCAGCTCCCGGGTAATCCGCACAGGAGTGCTCAACGTCTCGTCCCACTCATCCTGAATGACTTGGTTGTAACTAGTAATCGTAACCGTTACCTTCTCCGAGTGCTTTTCATCAATCGGAGTCACCGTCGACTCCCAGATATTCGCACCACTATCTGGTGCAGTTCCGGGTTCGACAATCTGCTTGGTAATCGTATACCCGCAGATGTATTCATTCATATTCGTTCCGCCTGTCTCGCGTTCGATGAACACAGGACTGTCATCAGTGCGAGGTGCAGCGATGATAGTCAGGAGACTTTCGGAGGAGTTGAATGGTTCGATTTGGATGAAGTAACCGAAAGGGATGTCGGTGTTACCAATAAAGGAGCCATTGGTGACTTTGTATTGGAAGGTCAGCATCACTTGTTCGTGATGGATACGCTGACCGCATGTAGGTGGGCCTTTTTGGGACAGCCAACTTACATGGCGAAGTGGTCCAAGGCAGTCGTTGATGGTCATCGAGCGCAGGCGTTGGTTTGAGAATCACGGAGATCGGTGTCCCAGCGGATGAGGTAGTCGAGAGCACGGTCACGCTCGCCCGTGGGAGGTGGGAGGCCACCTTCTTGACGAGGGAGGTAGATTTTGAGTAGGTAGTTCAGCTCGCAAATGGTAGCCCATTGGAGGTAGTCGAAACCATGTTCGTAGATCCAGTCAGTGACGCCGCTACCGTCTTCGGTGTGTGAGTCTTGGCCTTTGACTACATCAGAAATTGTGCCGGAAGTGCCAGCACCTGCTGTCCATGAGGAGACGAGATCGGGAGTGGCTACGGATTCGGCAGAATACCATGTGCCTTTGTCGTCGATAGAGCCGTTGGGGAAGAAGTCGAGCTTCCAGAGTTCACCGTCCCAGACGAGAACGCCACTGTCATTGTCATCGGTTGGGATGAAGAGAGCGCCTTCAGCGACCTGTAACTCCACATTGCCGTAGGTGTAGTAGGATTTGCCGTTGAGGACACCAGCGTAACGGTAGATTCCAGCGGAATCTGGGTCAAGGCCAGAGCCGACCACGGTCATTGTTTGAGTTACCGTAGTTTCGAGTGTGTAGTTAGCCATCCATCGCGTTCCGTAGAACACAAGGCTGACGTCACTATCCAATGCAGGGGAAAGTTTGAAGTTGTTGCGTGCAGTAACACCATAGATTTTCCGACAATCTTTCTTCTTCATGAATGCCATCTTGTTTCTCATCGGACGAGAGTTCAAGAAGATAGGCAATCCACAATGGGTCACGGAATTCAGGACGTTGAAGTCAAATTCTTCGGAGGTGTCACGGTCAGTATGACCTGCGAGTGAGACAGTCCCACCCGCAACCACCGTTACATCGGCAGAGACCTCATTCAAGGTCCATGTAGGATTAGCCTTCTCCGCGAACTTCCTCGCGTTATTTGCAGCACGCAGAAGGAGACGGTCAATGAGTGCGGACTTATCTTCAGCTGAAGCAGCGAGACCCGGGAAGGGATCTACAATGGAGATAGTCTGGGCCATCATGTCCAGAACTTCATTATGCAATTGAAGGTAATTCATAGATGTAACGGTGGTAGGGTAGAAAGGAAAGGCCGGGATGGAAGAAAGCAATAAAGACCATCCCGGCCAGTTGGTTTAGCCGCCCTTGGCAGCGCCACCAAATCCACGATTGCCAAGGTTATCCTTCGGGATTGGTCCCGCGATGTGCTTGGTCAGTTCGTTGGTGGGTGCAAGGGTGTCCGGATGGGGCTCGGCCATGGTTGGGAAGTCTTGGATAACTCCCTCTTCCTGACCGCGTCCGATCGGACCTGAACGACGGAGACCAGCTCCGAGACCATTGTCTTGACTCATAGTAGTATGATGTTCGAGGTTGGCGTAATTTCTCGCTTACGCGTTGGCGATCGTGCGGATATTCCGCATGAGCATGTGGGATTGCGGCTGGCGGAGTTCCAGCGAGCATTCGGTCTGCCAGAGGTCCTTGCGCTTGTCGGCGTCGGGGTTCTGACGACCCTTGAACTTCTTCGTATCGCGCTTGTTGAGCGGACGGTATTTGAGGTTGCCGACGTCGAGGAACAGCGCATCGAACCGGCGGCGACGATTGCGTTGGAACAGCGGGTGGGACTTGAAGTGGACGGTTCCGTAGGTGGTTTCCACGGTGTAGACGTTCCATCCCCAAGCGGTTTCCGCCTTCATCCCCTTGTTGGTCTGAATGCCACCATGGGATTTGAGGTAGGTTTCCAATGCACCCAGCACACCCGAACCGCACAAGCAGAGCTTCTCATACCCGCGGTTGGAGGTGCAACGGAACAGACGTTCCATATACGTCCCGAAGAAGTCGGAGGCGTTGACAGAACCAGACGAAGCGTAGATGATCCGCTTGTCTTCGTCATCGTTGCTGTCCATCACCGGAGCACCAGTGCCACCGCGATAGATGGAATTCGCCTTCTCGTATTCCTCAAGGAACCACTTGACACCACCCATGGTGCGACGTGGAACTTCTTCGCCGTCGTCCATCACCGTGGTGACAGACTTCTGACCCCAGAGGAATGCGTTCTCCATATCCACCATGTGGCGGATCAGGTTGTCCTGCGCCAGCTCCGGGTAGGTGCCGCGTGCATCCCAGTCGGTGGGAGTCACGAGAGCAGTGCCAGTGACGGAGAAGGGATTCTTGAAGATCTGGGTGTTGTTCTCCACCTTGAATGGTGCGATGAGAATACCACCCACGGAAGTCGAACCTTCCGCATTCGCCGTGCCGATGATTGCGACAGGAGCGTTGACAGGTCCCGGAGTGCCGCCGTCAATGAGGTTCGTGGTGTTGATCACGTTATCCACTGCGGTAACCACCCGGCCTTCGATCGCTTGATCACTACCACCGACGATGGACTCGATGACGAGAACGAGGTCCTTCTTCGTGCCACCAGTGATTGGCAGATCTTCGATGCGGATGACTTGGCGTTCACGGAAGATCGTCTTGTCATCGACATACACACGGACCAGTAGGTTCGCGGTGAAGTCAACCTCAGCACCAAGGGAAGTGCTCGAACCGGCCACAGTGAATGGCACAGTCGTTCCTGCGGACAGTTCCGTTTCCGGATCATACCAGCGCTTTTCGTACCATCCGAACTCCGGAGAGTCGGTCCAATCCGGCTCGAGCAACGAGAGCAAGCCGGTGAGTGGGAATTCGCCGCCGGGATAGTCGTGGAAAATCTTCCGACGATTTGAGCGGGTGTTCCAGTTTTCGTCCGCGAACTGAGTTCCGGAGATGAGGCCAGTGAATACTTCCATGTTAGTTGGTGTCTATTGTTTGTCGAATCCCTGACTTAGCGAGCAAAGGTGTCGTTGTCGAAGTAGGGGTTGTGGTTTTGTTGTGGTCGGTGTTGCGGTGCACCTCGGCCACCACGGGAGGGCATCCCGGGGGTTACAGGAGTGAGCAACGATGGGGCAGGATTGCCGAGTGTTGGATAGCCGGGCACGAATGGTGCCGGGGCGAATTGTTGGGGTTGGGTGCGTGTTTGCGGTGCCGTCCGCGTTTGGCGTTGTGGCTGGTTAGCCGCGGGAAGTTGATTGACGTCGATGCCCATGTTGGCGAGGTCTTGGGCGACGGAGTTGGCGACAAAGTGGAAAGCTTGGTCGCGGGTGGTGCCTGGAGGGAAGGTGAGGGTTTTGACCTTTGCGTCGACAAGAGCGCGGCAGGATCCGAGCTGGGGATACATGGCGGCAAAGCCATTCCATGCACGGTCTTCTTTTTGCTGTTGGACGAAGGAGGCAGCGGAACCGTAGCGTTGGTCAGCTTCACCGAAGATGGTGTCGTTGTTCAGCTCGAGGGCGCGAAGGACTTCTTGGCGGACGCCGGTGACGAGAGCGTTGATGGTGTCGCGGACTTTGGCAGGGTCGACCTTGCCGTCTTCTCCGGGTTGGAGAGCGGCAACGAAACCAGAGGCGAAAGCGTCGTCGGCGTTGAATTGCTTGAGGTGAGCAGCGAGCTGCTCGGGAGTCATTTGGGCGGGAGCTGGTTCGGGAGCGGGTGCAGAAGGTGCAGGGCGAGCTGCCATGATCTGCATGACTTGCTCCATGGTAAACATGCCGGGTTGGGCAGTAGGAGCAGGTTGACCGGGAACCTGTTGGGTGGGTTGTCCGGGTTGGACAGGTGGAGGAGTTTGACTCGGTTGCGGATTGAACGGGAGGATGCCTTGTGGGTCTTGACCTTGTGCGACTGGGCCCGGACCGGAGAAGACATCATCGTCAAAGGCTTCGTTTTCGTCTACGTATTCTTCAGCTGCGGTGTTCATTTAGCGGAGGTAGTTGGTTTGTTTCTGTTCTCTTCAAGGAGTGGGAGATCGTTGTGGATGAAATCTTCGATTTCTTCGTAGGCGAGCTGGACTCCAAAGGCTTTTTCTCGTGCAAGGATACCGCCTACGTTAAACGTGGTAGTGTCCATGGCGGTTGCGGCTTTGAGTGCACTGCGGAGGGTGCGGATTTGTGCGAAAAGTTCGATTGAGAATGGATTGGTTTTCCATTGGTCGTAACGGAGTTGCCGTTGACGAGCTTCTTCTTCTTTGTCGATATCATTCATTGTGGCGGAGGTTCAGAGGGGGCAGGTGGTTGAGAAGCAACCATTTGCTGTGCGAGCTGCTGCGCCATTTGCATGACGACTTGTTGGAGGGTTTGAGGATCTTTCGACATCCGGATGGAGTCACGGAAGTTAATCCCTTGGAGTTCCATACCCTTTTCGAGGAGGAGACGTGGGGAGACGTCGAGTTGAATCGCAGCGAGTGGGTTTGTCATTACCACGCCGAAGACTTCGGTGATCCATTGAGCTTGAAAACCTTTCTCTGATGGGGTGGTGCCGTCAAGGATCCAGAAGTCTTGGGAAGTCGCAATGCGGATAGGATCAGCGGAGAAGGATGCGATGGCTTCAGGCGTGCGTTCGCCAGCTTGCGCGGTGATGTCCTCGACAGTGAGGCCTTGACGGAGATTGGAGAGGAGTTTGGAACCGAGAGGGGAGAATAGTGATTCCCAGACTTCACCCAACACGGTCATGATTCGGGAAGCAGCACCGCCAGTGACGACTTTAGCTTCTGTGGCAGAACGACGACCTGTGTGGAATTGTCCGGACATGTTGGCATTGACACCGGTCACCTCCTGCAGTAGGCGGGTGAGTTGTGCAATGTCATCCATGTGACGCACAGTTGGATCGGAGACTTGCAACTGTTTTACATAAGCATCCAGTCCCACACGACCTAGACCTTTCTTCAATCGAATGAGTCTCTGGCCAGATTGCAAGTCTCCCACATCCACTGCATAAGGATCGAAGATGAGTTGTGGCTCGATGTTGCGCGTGACGGATTCCATCCGCGTGTTCATGAACCAGTCAATTGTTTCCTGTAAACGCGACATCATGTCGGTTAAGGACTTGCCGAGAGTGACGTGCATCTCGTTGTCGAAGGCTGCGACGTCGTAGGAGTAGCGTCCGTGGAGGCAGCCGTTGATTTCACATTTGATGATGCGTGCGTCGTTGGCTACCCAGACGTCGAGGATGCATGGTGCATCGGAGTCACCGAGGGAAGCACCATCGGAGAGGATGATGTTCCGTGGAACGACTTTCATCTGGAGGCGAGTGATGCATAGGACGTCGTTTCGGTTATCGTTGTAGCGATAGTAGTCGAAACGGGTTTTGTATTGCATCCGCTTGGTCCATCGGTCGGAGGGGAAGTCTTTTGGAATGAAGTGGACGCCAGCGACCTCTTGGCGGTATTCCATGGCTTCGAGTTCGGAGCGTGTGATTTCGAACTCGTCACCTTGGAACCTTGCACGATCTTGCTCGCAGATATCGAAGCATGGGTCGTGGAGGTATTTGTAGGGGGAGACTACGGAGATACGATTGCCACGGCGGCGTGTGACTTTTTGGTGCTGGATCTTGTGTCGAGCGCCGAAGTTCTGGCCGAATGCGATGGTGCCAGAGGTGTCTTCGACTTCCATTTGGACGCCGATAACGTCTTCTTCGAATTCGGATCGGACGACAGCGAGACCGAGTGTGCCGAGGTTTTGGAGGACTTGACCGCGCTTGACTTTCCATTTGTTGGCGGTGAGGTCGGATTGGAGAAGGACTTCACCCAGTTCCTGTCCGTCGGCATCTTCTGGTCCACGCGGTGCAGCTTCGAATTGACGAGGTTTCTGGTCCATGACTTGACTGCAGAAGGCCTTGAAGGTTTGGACTTGTGCGTAGGTCATGGGGATAGCCATGGACTCAGGACGCTGGTTTTCCATCGCGTCTTCGTCTTTGACACGCACTGGATCTTCCGCTTCATACGCGGCGAGGGATGCATCCCATCGGCTGTAGTATTCGTGGATGGCAGCACAGCCCAAGTCGATGTAGTTCCGAGCTAACCGCAGGAGGTCAGAGTGGAACTGCGTCATGCTGGGATTTACCAGCTCGTTGTACATTCGAAGGTCCATGATTATCTACGGCGGAATTGGGATGGAGAGAAGTAGCGGCGTGGGGAAGCTTTGAGTGGCATAGGGCCAGAGGTTCTGGGAATGCTCATGCGGGAGTAGTCCTTCTTGACAACTACGAGTTTGTTCTGGCCGGTTTTATCGGGAGGGATGTAGTGGAGACCATGGACGCACAGACGGTAGAAATTCTCCATCATGTGGTCGTCTTTGTCGATTGGTTTGTTCTCCTTTTTAGGGTCCCACTCGTAGTGATCGAATTCCCAGAGAGTGCGTTGGAGGTGTTGACCGAATTTCAGCCATGGGGTTTTGGTTCCTGATGGGAGGGTGAGCATTCGTCCAAGGCCTTGCTGAGCCACGATAATCCCCCGAGAGAGATCGCGGACAGCTCGGTTGCAGTAGATTCCATGCTTGTCAAATTCAGTAGCCATGGATGATCCATCGGTAGGCGACTCAATGAAACCAGCGGGATCCATCCACGCTTCGGCGAGTTCGTAGTAGTCTTGCTCGGAGTCGTGGGCATATAGGATGTCTTGGATTTTTTCGGCTAGGATGGATGCCATCACTTGCTCGAATATTTCAGCAAAGAAGAAGACTTCTTGAGTAGGCGAAGTCGCCGCACACAGGACAGCATGAGGAGTTTCCGGATGCGGGTCAATTGCCATGCGGATGGTGTAATTAGGTGGGGGTACCCACATTTGTTTCCATCCTCTCGGGGTAGTGTCGTAGACGTGACTTGTGTAGTCGAATTGTTTGTAGATGAGTCCGGAAAGTGAAAGAGGAAGACCTTTCTCACGGCATTGACGTTCGTTAGGACTAAGCTGACCGAGGAACATCTCAATGGCTTTGGGAGTGAGGGTAGGGTTATCTGCCATCTCACCGGTGATCATCCAATACTCCCCGTTGTCAATTTCCTTCTCACCGAGGTTTTCACGCATGCGCGAGCGAGGGACGAACATGTCGTTGATCCACATCTGACTGAGGGGAGTGCAGGTGAACCATGCAGAACCTTCACGGTCGACTAGGCCACGAGAGTTAGCATTCCACATCTCCTGAGGGCAGGGTTCGTCAATGTGGATTGCGTCCCAGTCAGAAGACTCCTGTCCCATGGGGTTAGCCATGTAGGACTTGACAGTATCGAAGTAGATGGCGGAAGTCCCTCCCCAGATGGATTTGACTTTGATGAGACAGACAACTCCGTTCTTGGACTTAGCCGGAGTGCCGATGATTTTGTCCTTGGGGAGGAGTTTGAAAATCTTTCCTTGGTTCGCACCGGGTTCCATGTTGGTGAAGATTTCATTCACCTTATCCCAGTCCTGCGCGATGACGAGAATCTTTACCGACCTCTTCGGAATGCCTTCATACCTCGCCGGATCACCTTCAGGATACCAAGGGCGATAACCCAGTGCCCAGGCCACATCCTCTGCTGCGCCCATAGTTGACTTCCCAAACCGATTACCGGTGCGAACATAACGTCTGAGTTTTGCGCCTTTACGGTGAAAGCGATCTTGTTTGGGATGAGGTTGGTAGAAGAGGATTCCGTTCTCTTCTTTCAACTTAGCCAGCTCTTCAGCATGTCGCGCCAGCTCGAATGTGTTAAGCTCGTTCATTTAGTTCTCCGGGTTCCAGTTCATCCTCCGCCGTTTATGCACCTTCACCCGGAGAACCGTTTGGAACTTCTAAAGATTTTGTGGTATGGACAGGTTGGTCAGGGGGATTGACTACGATGACTTTCGAAGGAGTTTCAATCGCTTTGGTGATGTTCTCACCCATCTTGGCGATTTTCTCATTGTGTCCATTGGCGGTGTCGAAAGCTTTCTTAGCTTCGGACTTCACTTCACGGACTTCAGTTAGAATATTTCTCTCACGTTCCCTTCCTGATCGTTGGAGCTGCTCGAGTTCCAGTGCCCTGTCTGCTCTATCTTGGACACGTTTCAGTTCTGCGTCGGCTCGATCTTGATGGCGTTTGACAGCGTCGCGGATGACTGAAACGATGGTGGTGAGTAGGGCAAAGGAGGAGGTTATTACAGCGCCCCAGAGGAGGTGGTTGGATTCACTTGGGGATGCGTGAATTGGGACGGTTGGAACGGCTTCGATGACTTGGGCAATAAGAGGGGTGATCATGCCATGCGTGGGTCGTGGATCAGAAGATAGGGGACAATTGGAGAGTTGTGTCGATCCTGTTCTTCAGTGAGGGTTTCGAAGAAAGCTGCCCATTGTTTGGGCGGGATGGTTTGACATCCGAGGGAGGAGGTGGTGTTGGTTCCGCCTTTGTGAAGGTTGATTGCGAAGATGCCACCCGGCCAGTTCTTGTCGGTCCATTGACCGTTGCCGAGTGAGATTCCCCAAGCGGAGTCATTGACACCTTTGGGTTTGATGAATTCATCACGTTGGACGATGACGGGGGAGGATTGTCGCCAAGCCATGTGACCACCAGGAGTGCCAGCCCGGTGCATGCCTTTTTTGTAGTAGACGACTTGTTCCGGGATGAGTGAGGCAACTTTGTCACGGAAGAGGGAAGGGTCGACGTTGGCGTTGAATGCACGGAAGCAGGTAGGGCTGATGATGAAGATCGCGTCGTCGTAGATCCCGCGGTCGTTCTTACCCTTACGTCCCATGGTGTCGAGGAAGTAACCTCGCCATCCGAGAATGACAACCGGCCATGCTTTCAAGCCTCCTTTGAACAGCGAATCGCGGTGGGACAACTCAGCTGTAATGGTTGCTAGGGCTGCTTGTGGTGTGTTAGCGGGGATGATTGACATGGCCGGTTGGATAGTGGAATTACTTGGTGACCGTGATCGTGCCGTGCGAGGTTACGATTCCGACCTGTGTACCTTCAGGCAGGGTTACTGCACAGGTAGTTACGAGAAGGGTGAAGCATGCAGCGATGAGTTTCATGGGTTAGCGTCTATTGTGAGGAATAGGCCCTACCAGAGACCTTAGTATGACGTGAATCTGTCCCGATTAAGCGTTATACCTATGAACAACTTTGGAGTCTGGTAGGGCAAAGGATTAGGGCTCAGCGGTCCATGTGCCACTGTAGCCGATTACGTCCCATTGGCCTGCGGTGTTGCAGTAGATGCGAACGTATTCGGTTGCAGCGTCGGCCCAGATGTACTTGCCGCCGGTGGATTGTGCGCCGGTGGAAGGTAGGGCGATGGATTCCCCGGTGGAGACCGGGTCGATGCGGAGTTGTTGGGCGGCTTCGACGAGGAACTCGAAGAACAATCCGGGAATGGCGGCAGGGAGGGTGATGGTAACTGCACCTGATGCGCCGGTGTTGGAGATACGCGAGCCGGAGTCACCTGCGACGAGAGTGCGATCGGCAGTGGCGATGATGGTGGTCAGAGTGCCTGCTCCTTGTGGGAGCCAGTACATTCCGGTATGGCCAGTGATGGCTACGGCACTTCCTGGTGCGCCGGATGCGTAGTAGCGCAGGCGGTATTGGAAGGTGGATTGGAGATCGGGGTGATCGACGAAGATGACACCGCCGACGTTCAGCCCATCGACCCAGAGCTCGTCGAGGTCGGAGTAGTTGCAGTCGGTGATGACAGGGACGAGGTGACCGTTGGATGGGCCACCGCCGGAGTTGGGGAGTCGGACAAGTTCGACAAGACGTTCAGCCATTGTAGTAGTTAGTTGAGGTTAGGAACAGCGGAAGATGTTAGGGAGGAGTGGAGATGATGAAGAGAGAAGTGTAGTGGAAGGCCAGGTCTGATGGTGCAACGTTGGATGCGGTGATGGTGACGTATCCATTGGAGTCGGCGGCCACGTCGTAGTAGGCAAGCGCAGAGAGGTTAGTTCCTGCGTTGTAGTCGGTAGTGCCGCTAGTTGCTCCGGTCCATGAGTGACGAGTTGTGCGGGTTGTGCCGGAGTTACGGAATCCACCAGTTTCGAAACGGTAGAGCTTGCCCGGTGTGAGACCCTCGTAACGCCATTGGTTGTTAGCTACACCATCACCGATCCATGAGACTTGGGTGGCGTAGTTGGGTAGACCAAGTATACCAGTGGCGCCTGCTGCGTTGCAACCTGTTCCTTCGCCAAGGAGTCGGAGAGTGATTCCGGATGCGTCTCCGTTGGCGTCGATTAGGGCCCAAGTTGTGTTAACGGTTCCGATGTCAGAGTCGGAGATTGCGCGGATGTTATTCCAGCGAACGTCATCGTCGGCAGGGTAGTTGATGTCGTTGCCCGAGTTGCGGGTGAGGTTGACGTAGACTGGGACGATGGTGACTTGGACGGAGATTGTGGCAGTGTCGGATTGTTTGAATCCTTCGGAGTTAGTTACCAGACAGTAGTATTCGTCACCGTCGTTGGATTCGGAGACTGTGCCAATGTTGAGTGAAGTGGAAGTCGCTCCGTTGATGGAAACGTCGTTTTTGTACCATTGGTAGGTGAGAGTGCCAGAGCCTTCAGCTTCGATGGAGAGCGTGGTGGATTCACCCGGGTTGAGGGAAGTGTCCTCCGGATGAACTGTGATTAGCACAGGGCGCTTGGAGAACTTCGTCCAGCGATAGGCGAGTTGGAAGAGTTCGGGAGGGGAGATGACAACGGATTGGCTGAGTGCGGTGATGATGTCAGATGCGTAGGCGGTGACGTCGCGTCCAGTCATTGCGACGAAGATGGTCCATGCGGCGAGCATGCGGCCAGTGTCTTCCCAGTGGAGTCCGTCGGTTTCCTGTGTCTCGATCCATGAAGGGTTGTTGGGATTGAGCCCACCACCTACTGCATGGATAATCCCGGTGACATAGGCGACTTGACAAGGAGGCGCGGATGGGTTGTCCTGACGAATGAGATCACGCAGATTGGTGTAGCCTTCCATGTTGCCAGTGGCCATGGTGGGCTCATCAGGAGCGAAGGTGGGGTAGATGTTTCCGTTACCCGCTACGTTGTTGATTTCATTATACGCCGGGGTGGAGTAGAGGTAGATCCGTGCGTCGGGGTTGATTGCGTAGATGTCTTGGGCAATCTTGCGACCGTATTCAAGGAACGATGCATGCCCCGCGCTGGAGGGATAGGCTTCTTGGGAGTAACCTTGAAGGACGTAGTGTGTCCAGTTTTGGGAGTTGACCTTGAACCAGAAGGATGCGTCGTTGTAATGGTTTTGGAATGTAGCACCTCCGACTACATACTTGTCCATGACTACATCCCCAAATCCAGCTTCCGTTGCGGTGGTGTTGATTACCGTATCCAGTGCCATGAAGGACTGGTCTCCGCGAGTGAGACTGTTACCCAGCATCAATCCCAGGATAGGAGTGAGGTAGGTAGAGCCACCACGACCACCCGAATTACTCCGGGCATTAGGGAAGCTGTTTGGGAATGAATTAACGCAGGAATTCACGCTAATTAGGGCTGGACCTTTTGGTATTCGAGGAGGACGGTAGTGCCAGCTGCAGATGGGAGATTGGCACGGATAACTCCAGACGGTGGGACAGTCAGTTCATAGTTCTCATCCACGCTCCCTCCATCCTCCACGAAGTCCGAGTACTTGTCCAACCCAGTTCCTCCAACAGCTTGAAGAGTGAATTCCGTGGCAGATCCAATCGTCCCGGACTTGAAGATCGAATACCTCCCACCCGGACTCAGGCAGATGGTACTCGTTTCGGTTAGTGGGACAGACCCAGCTAGTAGATTATTCGGTGTGATGTTCATGTTATCAATCCTTTGTGAGTTGCTTCATTGCAGATTCCAACCTCTGCTTCGCCTGCTCAGGAGTTTCAGGTTCGACGGGTTTGAGATCACGTCCGAGGTTCAGCAACTCTCTCGTTGCATGCAATCTCGTTGTCTCTGACTTCCCTTGATTCTGCAATCGGATCAACAGCATTACACTGTCAAACTTATTCCCCTTCAGAATCTCCTCGATCTTTTTCGGTGTGGCATTGACATGGCCCCTCACCGCCTCTTGCCCTGCATAGCTGGAAAAGAACTGCTGAACCTGTTCCAGATCCACCTTCACCATCTGAGCAATTTCCACCATACTAGTCCCCTGACTGAACAACCTCGCCGCGACGGGTTTCCAGTTCATGACCTGCACCTGACTCACCGGTGCGCCATCCGTTAAAGGATCTACACTGGATGCCACTGGCGGGGCGAGTTGGAGAATGTTGGCTTTGTCACTCATATTGTGGATCCTCTCACTTCTTAACCACCTTTACCGTCTGAGTTCCCTCATTCGGCTGGTGCATTTTGATACGGCTCATATAGCAAACCTACCGCAGATACCCTCGGTTGTCTATATTTATTTTTATTAAATCCCTTGCAAGGAAATTTAATTTTGTAGGAAATGCGTGGGAGAGGGTGAGATATATACAATTCGCGACATGGGCCGTGGGTAAGGAACCCTTTTTCAAAACCCTTCGACCACTGTTATTGCCATATGGCAAACAACTCGAACTAATAAGAAAATGAAGACGATTGACAACGCAGCAATCCGCGCCGGGAAGAATGTGGATAAGAACTGGAGCGGGCAGTTTGATAAGACGATTAAATATGCGGATAGGGAAACGCCGTTCGTGGTGGTACTGCCCAGCGTGGAGTATGTCAGGGAATGGAATGATCAGGCGCTGGGGAAGCTTATTGAGCTGGCGGGGAATCAATGGTTGCATCACGGCGGGTCAGAGGCTGTGAGACGTGCGATTGATTCGGAGACGGCGGTGGATAAGGATGGCAAGCCTAAGCCGGTGATTCCGATTGTGGGGAAGGTATGGCTTGCGGATGTCTGCACTGAGGTGAAGATTAGCAAGCGGATTGTGGAGCGGGCCACGGCGATGCTGGATCAGATTGAGAAGGGTGGGGATGGATTGTGGCAGAAGTTCATCAAGCAAGCGGGAGTTTATGGCCACAAGCTTACTGGGGAGTGGGATGAAGTTACGCTGGATGACTGCATCGCCTATCAGCAAGCTAAGGAGGCTTATACGGCAGATCTGCTGTAAGGTCCGTTGTTCGCAAAACACTGGAGAGCTGGTGGAGGGATCCACTGGCTCTCTGTTGTTTGTGAGGTGGATGGATGGAGGAGAGTTTGTAGCTTGGTTTGTATGAGTTTAGTTTGTGGTTTTGTTAACATGCCACCC